AAATATTTTATTTCCGCGGACAAATTTCTTTAATTGCGGGAACTCTTTTTTCAATATTTTATGAAGAGAATCCGCAGGTAAGTTTATTTGTTTAAAGGAGATTTAAAAATGAAAAAAATAAAAAATTATGATAATTATTTAATTGATGAAAATGGCAATGTTTTAAATATTAATACTAATAAATATTTAAAAGGTAGTATTGGTGAAAATGGATATAAATATTATAGATTATCTAAAAATAATAAAAAAACTATGTTTTATGCTCATAGGTTAGTCGCAGAATATTATATTCCAAATCCAGATTATTTACCAGTTGTTAATCATATAGATGGAAATAAATTAAATAATAATAAAAATAATTTAGAATGGGTTACTTATTCTTAGAATACAAAGCATTGGAAAGATACTACTATGATAAAAAGAAAACCTACTAAATATTATAAAGAAGATTTACCCAATGAAGAATGGAAAGAATATAAAAACTATTTTGTTTCTTCATTGGGAAGAATTAGACATAAAAATAGAAATAATTTATTAAAGCCAAGTCTTTCTTGTGGTTATTATAAAGTAAGACTTTCTGAAAATGGATTAGTTGAAGATGTTTTAATTCATCAATTAGTTTATAAACTTTTTTGTGGAGATTATGATAAAAAAATATATATTATAGATCATATTAATGGGAATAAAACAGATAATTCTATATAGAATTTAAGATTATTAACAAACCGTGAAAATGTTAATGCGGCTTTATATGAAACTTAGACTAATTCTTCTGCTAAAAAAGTAGGTTAGTATTCTTTAGATGGAAAATTATTAAATGTTTTTGCTTCAACAAGAATTGCAGCAAAAGAATTAAATTTAGATAGTAGCACAATTAGTAAAGTATGTAGAGGATAGAATAAGACTCATGGTGGTTTTATTTTTAAATATCTTTAAATAAATAAAAAACTTCAACGACTATCCTGAAATAGCTCCCGAGGGATAATAAATAGGAGCAATAGGAGTAGGGCCAAAGTTAATGTGGTAGGTGAAAATCCTTTAAATCGAAATGGGAAATTTCTTATTTTATAAGAAAGTGATATAGTCTATTCTTATAGGAATGAAAATAACTATAAGCAGTTCATAAGAGAACGTGATAAGTGTTACGAACTTATTAGAATAAAAAGATTCAAAATCATTTTTATCAGTATTAATTTTAATGATTAGATGTATTCTTTATCCTCGTGCAAAACTTTTTGTAACATCAGGGGGTAAAGAATAGTCTGCTGGGATTATAAAAGAAAAAGTAGATGAACTTTGCGCTTTAGTTCCAGCATTAGAAAGAGAATTAGATAAGAGACCAGGTAAAACTAGAATAAGTAAGGATTATTGTATATATATGTTTAAAAATGGTTCTTACTTTGATAATATTGCTGCCACAGAAAAAAGTAGAGGTAAACGTAGGCATGGTGGTTTAGTAGAAGAATGTGTTGGGGTAGACGGTTAGATATTGTCTGAAGTTATTATCCCAACAATGAATGTTTCAAGACTTTGTATGGATGGTACTTCTCATCCAGAAGAAACATTGAATAAATCACAAATATATATTACAACTGCGGGTTGGAAAGGTACCTTTGCTTATGACAAATTAATTTATCTATTGGTAGGTATGGTAACTTAGCCTCAAAAATATTTTGTTATGGGTGGTAGTTGGAGAATTCCTGTTTTAGTAGGGTTATTAGATAAAAGTTTTATTAAAGACCTAAAACAAGATGGAACTTTTAATGAAGCATCTTTTGATCGTGAATATGAAAGTTCTTGGTCTGGAACTACTGAAAATGCTTTCTTTAATGGAGAAACATTTGATAAACATAGAGTATTTAATCAACCAGAATATGAGCATTCTGGGCGTTCTTCTGTTCATAGTTTTTATGTTCTTTCTGCTGATGTAGGCCGTCGTGGATGTGATACTGTTGTATGCGTATGGAAAGTTACTCCTCAATCCGCAGGGCCTGCTACAAAAACATTGGTTAATATTTATACTATGAGTGATGCTCATTTTGAAGATCAGACAATTAAATTAAAAAGATTATATTATAAATATAAAGCACGTAGATTAGTGCTTGATGGAAATGGCTTAGGTATTGGTTTAGTAGATTATATGGTAAAACCTTAGCATGATCCATTGACCGGTGAAGATTTCCCAGATTTTGGGGTATATGGTGGAACTCAGGATGATGCTGCAGAAGAATATAAGAAATTTAAAACCAATAAAACAGAAGAAGATGCTATTTATATAATAAAAGCAAATGCTCCTATTAATACTGAAGCACATGCTAATTTTTAGACATAGCTTAATGCTGGTAAAGTAAAATTTTTAGTAGATGAACGAATCGCTAAACAAAAATTATTAAATACAAAAGCTGGACAAAAAATGTCACCTGAAAAAAGGGCAGAATATTTAAAACCATTTACTTTAACTTCCATATTAAAGGAAGAGATGATGAATCTTCGTGAAGAAAACGAAGGAGTAAATATTATTTTAAAACAAGCTAATAAAAGTATTAAGAAGGATAAATTTTCTGCTGCTGAATATGGTTTATTATATATTAAATTAGAAGAAGAACGAAAGAAAAAGAAAAAGAAATTTAAAATTACTGATATGATGTTTTCAACATAAGAAAGGAGAGTAGAAAATGCGTGCTTCGCGTGGCGAAATTGCAATTGAAGAAATATTAACCAATGCTGGGTTAATGTTTGAAGAAGAATATATTTTTCCAGAGTTACGAAGTTCAAATGGACGACCTCTTCGTTTTGATTTTGTTGTATTTGATGATGATGGGAATGTAGATTTTATAATTGAATATTAGGGAAGATAGCATTATGAACCCAGCTCTAAATTTGGAGGTAAAAAAGGTTTATATTAGCAACAATATAATGATAATAAAAAAAGAAGATTTTGCACTGCTTGTGGTTATAAATTAATTGAAATTCCTTTTACAGAAGAAAATCTTATTTCCTATGATTATATAATGAAAAAAGCTGGATATTAAGGAGGGTAAGCTTTGGACGAATATAAAACTACTAAACAAGATACCATCCATGCGAAAGGTTTTGATTTATTTAATTTTAATTATGCAGAGCCTAACAATATTCCAGAAGAATATGTAGATACATATGGAAAAATTAAAGTTGGAGTAAAACAACTTGAAGATGCTATTTTAGAACTTGGCACATTAAAATTACCTCGTTTATCTTTTTGTAATAAAAAAGATATAATGGATGCGCTTATTCGTAAAGATCATAGAAAATTAAAAGCTATTTCTGATTTCTTTTATGCAGCAAGCGGTATTTATCAATCAGTATGTAATTATCTTGCATATTTATATAGATATGATTGGTATATATATCCCGAAAATGTAAAAGAATCTGCTAATCCAAATAATGTTATTGAAGAATATACAAGATTATTAACTTATCTAGATGGCACATACATTAAAAAAATGTGTGGAGATATTGCTTTAAAAGTTATAAAATATGGAGCATTTTATGGATATATTGTAGATACTCCAAAAGGCGCTCAATTATAGGAGCTTCCTTATGAATATTGTCGCACTATTTATAAAGTAGGTAATTCTCCTGTTGTTGAATTCAATATGAGTTTCTTCGATGATAAATTTAGTGATATAAATTATCGTATGAAGGTCCTTAAATTATTTCCAGATGAATTCGCACAAGGGTATGTTCTTTATAAACAAGGAAAACTTGGTCCTGAAACATTAGATGATACCTTTCTTGATGATGATTTAAGAAAGAAAAGATATGGGTGGTATTTATTAGATCCAGATAATACTGTTAAATTTAATTTACATGGAACTGACATCCCTATTCTTGTAAATGCCCTCCCTGCTATTTTAGATTTAGATGCCGCACAAGAATTAGATCGTAAAAAATAGATGCAAAAATTATTAAAGATTTTAGTGCAAAAACTTCCTATGGATAAAAATGGAGATTTAATTTTTGATGTTGATGAAGCTCGTGATATTCATAATACTGCAGTAGCAATGTTAAGTCGTGCAGTTGGAGTAGATGTTATTACTACTTTTGCAGATGTTGAATCTATTGATATTAGTGATAAGAATACAACTGCTTCTCAAGATGACTTAGAAAAAATGGAACGAGCTGTTTATAATTCAATAGGTATTTCTCGAAATATATTTAATGCAGAAGGTCAATTTTCACTTGAAAAATCTATTTTAGATGATGAATCTACAATGCGTAATTTACTCTTGCAATTCTCAATATTTTTTGATAAAATTATAGAGAAAAAGAACTAGAGTAAAAAATTTAATTTTAGATTTGTAATGCTTGAAACTACTCAATATAATTATCGTGATTTAGCAAAATTATATAGAGAGTTAACAGCTAATGGACAATCTAAATTTCTTCCTGCTATTGCATTAGGACATGCACAAAGTTCTGTCCTTAATCTTGCTTATTTTGAAAATGAAATTCTTGATTTACCAAGTTTGATGATTCCTCCATTAATGAGCTCAACAATGAATGGACAAAATATTTTGGACGCAAGAAGTCAAAGAAAATCATCTAATTCTCAAAATACATCAGAAGGTACAACAGGAAGACCTCAAAAATCAGATGATGAAAAATCTGAAAAAACAATTAAAAATTTAGAGTCTAAATCTTGAAAGGAGGATTATTAAAATATAATGGCTCATATTAGTATAGATATGGCAGATATGCCTATTGAGATGTTAGATTTTGAACCTGTTAATCCTCTTATCTCAAAGTGTATAATTAAAGTTTGCTATGTTAGCGACTAGCCTAATCGCAATAGAAGTATTATTACAAAAGATGTTGCTAAAGAAATTGCTAAAAGTATTCCTGGTAGTCCAATTGTTGGATATTATAATACAGAAACTGGTGATTTTGAAGAACATAATAGAATTATTGATATTTCTAATGGTAAATTTTAGATAAAAGATACAACTCGTCCATATGGATTTGTATCAATGGATGCGAAAGTATGGTTCCAATGGTTTGAAGATGATGGAGTCTAGCATGAATATCTTTGTTGTGAAGGTTATATTTGGACTGGACAATACCCTGAATCATAGCGTGTAATTGAAAAAGGCAATAATCAATCTATGGAACTTGATAATAATACTATTAATGCATATTGGACAAAAGATAATAATGGAAAACCACAATTTTTCATTATTAACGAAGCAATAATGTCAAAGCTTTGTATTCTTGGTGAAGAAGTTGAACCATGCTTTGAAGGTGCTTCAATTACAAAGTTTTCTTTTGAGGATAGTTTTAAAGAGCAACTATTCTCATTTATGGAGAAAATGCAAGAAATTTTGAGTAATGAAGGAGGAACAACACCAGTGTTAACTAATTATGCTGTTGAAATTGGTGACAGCCTCTGGGAAGCCATTTGTGAATATATGTGGGTCAATCATAGAGACTCAGATTTATACATTTATGGTGTTTATGAAGAGGATAGCCAAAAGTTCGCCATTCTTCGTAGTCGTAAAGATCTTACATATTATCGTTTAAATTTCTCTCTTACTGAGAATGAAGGGTTTGCCCCAATGGGTGAACTTGCACAGGTTGCTCCTGATTTTAAACCTGTTGGTGAAGCTCAGTTTGCTCTTGAAGATATTGATGCATATGCTGCTAAATTTGCCAAGAGCAAGGAAGAAAATGATGATCCAGAGGAATCTAATTCTACTGTTGAAGTAGAACCTGCTGTTGATTCTGAATCAGTGGCGGAAGTAGAGTCAGAATCTGAATCTGCTGTTGCTGTTGAAGTAGAACCTACTGCTGAACCTCAATCTGACGAAGACGACGATGTTAAGGTTGGATATAATCTTGATGAAATTCCTGAGTATCAAGAATTATTAAATAAATATTCTACCTTAGAAAACAGAGTTTCTGAATTAGAAGAAAATCTTAGAACTATTACTTCTGAAAGAGATACTCTTGTTCAATTTAAACAAAAAATTGACAGAAAGGAAAAAGAAGATTTAATTAAATCATTCTATATGCTTTCTGATGATTTAAAGAAAGATTGTGTAGATAATATTGATAAATATACTAAAGACGATATTGAAGCAAAGCTTTCTATTCTTTGTGTCCGTAATAAAGTAAGTTTTACTATGGATGACAATGATAAACAAAATAACCCTACTACTTTCAATCTTGATAGCGTAGAAGATGAATATGATGGACTTCCTGCTTGGGTAATACGCGTCAAAGAGAAAGAAAAAGAAATGAAAAATTCATGAGGAGGATAATGAAAAATGCTTAAAGATTTCTTAAAAAGAAATATTACCAGCCAAGCCGGTTTCATTAATGCTAACGGTTATGGCTATGGTCAAGTTGAGCCTAACCACCTCGCAAATCAAGCTACTAAAGAAGTCTATGCACAATTACCCGCTGACAAGAATATTGCTATTCTTGAGAATGGCCAATTTGCTAAATATGACTATGCTGAAGGCGTTGTTGATTTTACTGGTGCTGGCGAGTGGATGCTCGTATTTAATGAGATTAAGCTCTATCGTGATAATCAAGTTGATGCAGAGTTTGCAATGTTAAAAGATAATTATCAGGCTCGTGTTTATAGCCCATTTGGTGGCGATAAATATAGTAATAGTCCTGATGAAACTTGGAATAAGCAATCTCGTTATTATAATGGAAATGGCGCTAATGCTGCTGATGGTTCTATTACTTTTGCTAATGGCAAAGTAAGCTTTGGCGATAAATCATTCCCTGTTGATGATGTAACTGCTGCTCCTGATATGTATGAAATTGACTATAATGAAGATCCTTTCCATATTCTTGGTCAATATAAAGAACAGAAGATGCCAGAAGGCACTACAATGGTTCCTCGTCTTATCAAGACTGAAATTGGTGATATTTTTACTACTAATATGATTGCTGATGAATCTGTTGCTTTAAAACAAATTCTTGTTCCTGATCCAAATAATAAGGGTATTCTTACTGTTAAAGCCAATCCTGCTGCTAATGATATGCAATGGCAGGTTGTTAAAATTTATACTATGCCTGATCATCAACCTGGTGTAAAAGTTATGCGTATTAACTAATAGAAAGGAGAAGAAGAATAATGTTAGAATTTAAAGAATTACTTCAATTAATGAAGGCTACTGCCAAAGCTAATGCTTCTGCTCCTACTTCTTATAGTTTTAATGGTCAGAATCTTAGCTATGAAGCTCTTAATGAGACTCTTCGTGCTGAACTTGCCGAACTCACTAAGGACAATGCTTCTTATCGTGCAAACAAGGACACTATCTTTAGTCTTATTGAACAGACTCTTGATGAAGTTCTTCCTAAGAAGGTCACTGAGACCTATATGCAATTTGCTGAAGTAAAGACTTTTGGTCAAGGCGACCGTCCTATCTTCAAGCGTAAGTTAAATTCAAATAATCGTGCAAAGCAATTTATCACTCGTGTTGGTCTTGCTGGTGTTTATGAAGTTTTCAAGCTTGGTCGTAACCAAGAGAGCTTTGAAGTTCGTACTAGCGCTATCGGTGGAGCTGCTCAAGTTGGTCTTGAAGAGTTCCTTGATGGTCGTGTTGATTTCGCAGAAGTCACTCGTATTGTTTACGAGGGTATGGAAGAGCTCATCGCTAAGGAAGTTGCCGCTGCTCTTAAAGCTTCTATCAATCAGCTTCCACCTGCAAACCGCGTTGCTGCTAATGGATTCAATGAAGCTGAATTTGATCGTTTAATTAACATCGCTTCTGCTTATGGTAATCCCGCTATTTACTGCACTTATGAATTTGCTATAAAGATGATCCCACAAGAAGCATGGCGTTATACTGAAGGAATGAAAGAAGAACTTTGGAATAATGGTCGTCTTGCTACTTATAAGGGTCGTACAGTAACTATTCTTGAGCAAGGCTTTGAAGATGAAACTAATAGCCGCAAGGTTATTGATCCTGGCTATTGCTGGATTATTCCTGCTGGTGCTAATAGTAAGCCTGTAAAGATTGCTTTTGAAGGCAATACTCTTGTTCAAGATATTGATAATAACCGTGGTGACTGGAGCAAAGAGTTCCACGTATATCGTAAGGTTGGCGTAGTTGCAATGCTTACTAATGATATTTGCTGCTATGTTGATACTTCTCTTATGGGGCAAATGGATCAATGGTTCTTTGATGGCGTTACTGGTAATGTTATTACTCTTGATGGCCGTCTTGATGGCGCCCTTGATGAAAATGGCGCTCCAGCTGAGGATGAAGGAAACCCTTAATTAAGGTAACTGTAAAAAAATTAGCTACCGCACCTAATGATTAGAATCAAGCTGATTCTCAATTTAATCAGGATGCAGTTACCATTACTCAAAATGGTAGTGATGTAATTATTAGCGGTAATAGAACTACCTTAAAGAATTTTGCTTCTACTAATGAAGCACAAGGTTCTGGAAAATGGATTGCTCTTGATATTGATACTGGATTAAATTCAATTATTGGAGCAACTTGGAATAATTCTCCATTAACTGAAGCAGATGTAGCAGAAGCCGCTTCTGTAGGACTTGGTGCTGGACATATTGTATTTTGGGGTAAAGCTGAAAGCTTATTAGCTGAAAGAACTATTACAATTGGTGCCGAAGGCTATGAAGATGCTATAATTAAGGTAAAGTTTGTTGATTCCGCATCTTAATTAAATATATTTATTCTAGGGGAGAGGGAGATAATCTCCCACTCCCCTATTTGTATTATGAGATAAAGGAGATTTTTAAAAATGGCAGATAATAAAAATAAAAAATATTATTATAATGTTAAAAATCGTAGTGCTGGTGTTGTAGTATATACTATTCCAGAAGATAATATTCAAAGACGTTTTGTTCCAGGAGAAACTAAACGTATTGCTTATGAGGAATTACTTCATTTGAATAATCAACCTGGCGGTCGTCAATTAATGGAAGAATTCCTTCAAATTCAAAGTGAAGGTGTTCCAAAGAGTTTTGGAATTAAAACTCAACCTGAATATTATATGAATGAGCAATAGATTGTTGATCTTTTAAAGAATGGGTCTGAAGCTGCATTTCTTGATTGCCTTGATTTTGCCCCCGCAGGTGTTATTGAGTTAGTAAAGAAATTTGCAGTAGAGCTTCCTTTAACTGATTATAATAAGCGTCAAGCTTTAAAAGCTAAAACTGGCTTTGATACTGATGCCGCTATTAGTAATTCTGGGAAAGAAGCTGATCCTAAAGAAGAAGAAGCTGCAGAAAAAGCTATGGCTACTCCAGCCAACGGTGCTCGTAGAACTAATTCTAATTATAAAATAGTCAGCCAGAAATAATTTTTGGCGAGGAGGCGAGCTTGTAAAATGACTAATTTTACAGATATATATAATCGCTTTCTTGGTAAAATTACCGATGATATGTATGTTGAATTAACCCCTCAAGACACTATAAAAGATTTACGCAATTTATTAATTGACGCAATTCCAAATTTTGAGTTTCCTCGTCGTAATTTGGCTGATTATTCTATTGCAGAAGAAATAAAGCCAGAAGATGAAGTTTAGGATGATGAATTTATTATAGGTCTTTTATGGGATGATACTATAGAAGATGAAGATTTAAATAAAGCTCCATTAGTAGTTATTGAAAAATCAACTTTTAGTGCGACTTTAAATTCAGAAGAAATAAATATTCTAGCTATTTTAATGATGTGCTCTTGGGTTCAACGCCAAGTCACTTCTATTGAAAACACACGTATGAAATATAGTGGTAGTGATTTTAAAATGACTAGCCAAGCAAACCATTTATAGAAATTATTAAGTTTGTTAGGAGAATGTCAAAGACAATCTCACCACATGCAACGTTTATATAAACGTAGAAAAATAAATCCTATGAATTAGAATTATATGTCTAATTGGCATAATGCAGTTGGACATGGAGTTTATTATTAATGAATAATAAATATGATTTATTTTTTACGGAAGAAGAAATAAAACAAGAAGTATTACGTTTAACTAATCAACTCTGGAAATTAATTCCTATGTGGGAAAATGGAGAAGATTGGAATAAACAACTAGAGACTGTTATAGTCGATATTGCGGGTAAGGATGAAATTTTTCTCCATAACTCGCATTTTTTATAGCTTCTTTCTAAATTAGAAGGTTTACGTGTTGTTGATGAAATAGAATTTACTATTTATAGAAAAACAATTTTTGAGTGTATTAATTTAATCAATGCCATCTCATAAAATTGAACCATTTGGGCTTGGCGCAAATATAACTATTAAATTAATGAATCAAAGAATGGGTAATTTAAATTTGCCTCCATAGTATTATAATGATACTATTAATAATGCAAATTTAATGACTGCACAATTAAAAGCTAGAGGAGGCTTTCCTTAGCAGGAAAGAATGATTCGTGATAAAAAGAAAGCCTTAGATCACGCAACTTTATACTCATATCAAGCAGTTCGAATAAAAAAAATCCAAGGGGCTGAAAGTTCCAGGGACGAGCTTTTACAATCGCCAACTGTGCGAGCACTTATTAACCCTAATAAAGTCAAACTTGATTATGATGATAAGATAGTTTCAGTTGGATTTGAGCATGGTTTTCAAGTTGGCGATGTTTTTGAATGGGAACGCACAAATAGTTATTGGTTAATTTATTTATAGGATTTAGATGAAATTGCTTATTTTAGAGGAAATATAAGACGTTGTTCTTATTAGATTGACTGGGTAGATGAAAATGGGAATAAATAGAGCACATATGCTGCTGTTAGAGGCCCAGTAGAAACAAGAATAGATGATATTCAAAAACATAATATTACTATCAATTAGCCTAATTATTCATTAGATTTATATATTCCTAAAAATCCAGAAACAATGAAATAGTTTTAGAGATATTCTAAATTTTATTTAAAAAATACTTTAGAGCCTGATTCCCGCATTTGCTGGCGAGTTGAAGCGACTGATTTATTTCTACTCCTGGAATTTTAGAAGTAGTTGCTGTTGAATATTATGCTGATAAGTTTGAAGATTATATAGATAATGGATTAGTTGGAACTTTAGCAACAGTAGCATCAGATCCAAATCCAGATATTAGTCGTTAGATAATATTTATTGTTGGTGAAACATTTATTAAACCAAAAATAGAATATACTTATACTCTTGGTATTCCTAGTCAATAGCAATGGATTGTTGATAAAAAATATCCTGTAAAATTAGAACCTTTTACAGATGAAAATGGAAATGCTTGTGTTAAAGTAGTCTGGAAATCAACTTATAGTGGTAATTTTGAATTATCTATTGGTAATTATAAGAAAGCTATTGTGGTTGAATCATTATTTTAAGGAGATTTAATTATGAGAGTAGATAATTATCAAAGACCACACTCATCATTTCTTTCTGTTGAGAAAGATATGAGCATTATTGTAGATAAAATATTAAAAAATCCTAGAATTCAAAGGTTATTGTATTATACAACTTCTGATGCTTTAAACAGACCTAATTTGACTGACCAACAAAAATTAGAATTACTAAAAAATAATATTAAAATTGTGCCAAAATTAAAAGTAGATAATGAAGTTTATAATTATTTACTAATTAGTTTTAATAATTTTATACTTAGTAACAATCCTGAATTTAGAGATAATGTTATTGAGTTTGATATAATTTGCCATTTAGATAATTGGCAATTGGAAGATTTTTAGTTAAGACCTTTCAAAATTGCGGCAGAACTTGATACAATGTTTAATAATAGTAAAATGACTGGTATTGGACTCTTGGAATTTTTAAGTGCTCAAGAAAAAGTATTAAGTGATGAATATGCTGCGGTTTGTTTAAAGTATATTGCTTATCATGGCGGAGAAGATCATATTAAGCAACCTACTCCAAAAGATGAAAAGCAATTTTAGAAAGATTTTAAAGAATATAAAGAGAATTTAAAAGACTAATGGATTTACGTTTAGCATTAATTTGTGGCACAGATATACCTGTCCCAAGTTGTTAGATAATAATACATTAGCCTAGAATTGATGAAATTGCATTAATTGGTGAGACAGATTTTTTTTCTGGTGTTTAGACTTTATGTTTACATAAAAGTATGTTTATTGAGGACAAAAATCTTTTACTCACTACAACTAATTTTCAAATATTTATGATGATAATGTAGGAAAAAACAGCGAAAGATAAAAAAGATGCTGTTAAATCAGTTTGTACTTTACTATTTCCTGCTTATTAGTTATTATTTACGCCAAATTCTTTATTATTAAAAAAAGATTAGGAAACAGTAATAATTGATGAAACTAATTTTGAAGATTTACAAGTAGCATTAAGGTTAATATTTTGTACAACTGATGGTCCTATGGATTAGCAAACATTTAATCCTGCTAATGAAAAAGCTAAACGAATTGCTGATAAAATTATGGCAGGAAGAAAAAAAGTTGCTGAATTAAAAGGCACTAATAATATTAGTGTTTTTACTCAATATATATCAATGTTAACTATTGGGTTACATATTTCAATGTTAGAATTGAAAAAATTAACTATGTTTTAGTTATACGATTTGATTGAAAGGTTTATGCTTTGGGTTAATTGGGATATTGATTTACGTTCTCGTTTAGCCGGAGGCAAACCAGAAGAACATCCAGAAAATTGGATGAAGAATATTCATTAATTTAAGGAGGAAAAATCAATGCAAAAATTTGGTATGCGCGAGATTTGCAATGTCGTTTTAAAGGCAAGAGCAGCCCAAAAAATTGGCAAAAAGATTTTCTATAAAAATGAACCTGTAATGTATTTTGAGACTTTAAAGACTTCTAGTCTTGAAGGTCAATCAAGTACTGTTTATGCCCAAGGCGGTCGCGGCAATCCTCGTCTTGTTGCTTGGGAAGGTGAACGCACAGTTACCTTCACCATGGAAGATGCACTTATTTCTGCTGAAAGCTTAAGTATTCTTACTGGTGCTGGTTTAATTGATGCTAAAGATAAGAAAATTTATCAACACGTAACTGAAATTATTGATAAAAGTGATTTAGATATTACTAGTATCGAATCTGGTTTAGTCCGTATTCCATTAAGCAATCGTCCATATCTTCCTGATGATGCTGGCGAAAACTTTGGTTATGTTATGTTCATGAAGGAAGGCGAAATTATTACCGAGCCTTATATTCCTGTTCATGGCGAATCTGGTGACAATAATACTAATGGTGTTGTTGTTGATAATAGTGGTAGTGAAGTAAAATATTGGATTACTGTTGCTGATCATAATAACTATGTGCTTCCTAGTTCTTATGCTGATTTAAGTACTAATTCTCATAATTATGCTCCTGGTGAGCTCCCAGACGCAAATGCAGGCGGCACTGGTAGTGAAGGTGAACCTACTTATGATGTGCGTGAATTCCCATTTGTAAAGATTGATGGCAAACGTATTGATACTTTTGATAGTGTTCTTGTTGACTATTATGTAGAGCGTAGTGAAGGTGCAACTTAGATTGAAATTACTGCTGATAAGTTTGGCGGTAACTATTATCTTGAGGCTGAAACTCTCTTCCGCACTAAGGATGGCGTTGATATGCCAGCTGAGTTTGTAATTCCTAACTGCAAGATTCAATCTAACTTTACATTTACTATGGCTAATACTGGCGATCCAAGTACCTTTACATTTACTATGGATTCATTCCCAGATTATACTCGTTTTGATCATACCCATAAAGTCTTTGCTGCAATTCAAGTTATTGAAGATGTTGAGAAAGAAGATCTTCACCGTCATAGCACAAGCCATGAGCCTGCGCATGATGGCCTTGAATGGTTCTAATACAGTAAATTGCAAAAATAAAATTTTTAAGGAGGAG